CCCGGCGGGGTTGCCGCCCATCTCATACCGGAAATAATCGTTGCCGCCGCCGACGCCCGGGATCGGGCCGCCGAAGCCGCCGGTGGCGCGGCCGTAGGCTGCGCCCAGCCCGGAATAGTAGTCGGTCTGCGCGCCGAAACCGCCGCTCTGGGCGAACGGATTATACTGCCCGACCGCGCCGGCGTAGCCCTGGTTGGCGTTGTAGGCGGCGTTGTTCATGGCGTAGGTGTCGGGCGCACCACCGAACGGATTGAAACCTGCCAGTCCGCCTGAGCCGTTGAAATCCATTATGGGCTCCCCTCACCAGCGCCGCCGCCAAAGCCGCCGCCATAGCTTTCCTGGTAGGTCGGCGGGGCGATCCGCGGCACGCCGTTCTTGGCGATTTGCGACATCTCGTACTGAAAGTATTGACCCTCCGGCGTGGCGTACCAACCGCCCGACGGAAATTGCAGCGCCCCTTGCTGCGCCCCCTGCTGCGCGCCCGCCGCTTGCTGCGCAACCGCCGCGGCGACTGCGTTGCGCCGCGCCTCCATGTCGTAAGGCCCGCCCTGCGCCAGCACGCGCAGCGCCTCAGGGTCGACCATGCCAGCCGGATTGCCGGTATTGAACGACACCGGCTGCCGGGTCTGCTCGACCTTCGGATTGGTCATTGAAAAGTTTTTCGCCATCCACGCGTCAACGGCATCCATCGATTGCTGGTTACCGGCCTGGTAGGCCGGGGCAAACAATTCGCCTAATCCTGCCATCCCATCCTCACACGTTGACGCCGGCGCGCTCGAAGGTCGCCGCGATCGAGATCAGATCCACTTCCGGCTTGGCGGCTTGGGCGACGGTGACTTGCACCACCGGCGCGTGGCTGTAGCCGGTCAGGCCAATGCTGACCCAGCCGGTGTTGCGCACGACAGGCTTCGGCGGCACACCGGTGTCCCACTGCGCGTAGGTCGCAACATCCGCCGGCGGCGGCGGGTTCGGCGTGCCGGATCCGGGCGGGCCCCACAGGCCGGCGTCCCAGAGGTCGAGCACGCCGGGGTCAGGCCCTGCCGGCGGCGGCGTCGGCAGCGTCACGACATAGTCGGTGGTGGCGGAAAGCTGCGGCTGGAACGGCTCGCCGGCGCGCGCCGAAAAAGAGGCGCGCGACTGCCGCCAGGTCACGGTCTGCGACGGGCTCTGGAACATTTCCCAGCCGCCGACCAGGACAGCCACGTAGGGCTTGCCGTCATCGGTGCCGGTGCGGTCGGCCTGCATCACGATGCCTTTTTGCGTGCCGAAGAACATATCGCCGCGCATGCGCAGGAAGCACATGCAGTCCCAGCCGGTGAAGCGCGTCCAGGCGCCAGTAGCAGCGTTGACGACGAGGCACTTCTGCTTGCCAGGCAAGTCACCCGGTACCGTCGTGAAGATACCGCCGTACTCATCCCACTTGCACATCGTCCAGGGATGCTCGCGCTTGTCGATCGCCTCCTCGCGCCACATCGGCTTGATCTGGCGGGTGATGGCGGCAAGCTCGAGCTCGGCGCGGTCCTTGGTGATGGCGCCTGAGGTCGGCATGATGCCGTCCACCGTTGCGATCAGTAGATCGCCGCCGACCGCAAGATGCGCGTTCATGCCGAGCGGCGGGCTCATTTGATAGCGCCCCTCCTGCCGCCAGTTGGCGGGGTCGGCTGGGTTGGATCCTGTGAAGATCAAGAGCTCGCCGAGGTCGGTGCAGAACACCAGCTTGTCGTCGATGCCGTCGCCGGCATCGATCGACCAACTGGCGCAAAACAGCAGCTTGCCGCCTTTGGTGGCAGCGCCCGACAGCGGGATCATCTCGAGATTGCCGCCGACGCTGTTGAGGCCGAGGTACCAGGCGTTCATCGAATTGAGCTCGATGAAGAAAAGCCGGTTGCGGTACTTGCAGACATAGACAAGGTTCGCGCCGCCGTCGACGCGTGCGCCGGGGTACTTCACCAGATCAACGTCAATCTGGCTGGCGTTCAGCGTCACCCACGTAGCACCATCGAAGCGCAGCGGTGCGTTGCCGGCGTCATTGACCACGATCATCCAGTCGCCGCCCTGGTTGGCGAGCTGAGCGGCGACGTAGTTGCCAGATGTCTGGCCGCTCTTGATCAGCGTCGGCGTGTTGGTGGTGACGTCGTAGAGCTTGGTGGCCTGGCCGGCGAACATGCGCTGGTTGTTGCCGGACGCGTATTGAAAGCCGGATACGATCGGCACCTCGTCCGGCAGCACGCACCAGCGGTTGAAGCCGCCGCGCAGCGAGACGCCTTTCATGGTCGGCTTCCAGTTGTCGCAAACAACTGCACCACCCGGCTGCATATAGGCTTCGTTTTCGTTCTGGATGATACCGCGCGTCGGCGCAGGGATGGTGATGGTCTGCAGCTGCTGCGCCACCTGCTGCGGCACCGCAGCCCTGCGAAACGCCTCATGCTTGCTCATGTCGGTAACGCCCACGGATAGGCGACCCTGGCGCTGGCCGAGATCGGCTGCCGTCCTAGAATGATTGGCGCCGGGCTGTCGTGGCCCATCGCCATCGTCAGCGCGTCGCCGTAAGTGCCCATGTCCTCGGCGTAGGGCGAACCCTTCTGTGCCTTCCACTGCCAGATCATCGCCAGTTTTAAGACCCGCTCGTCGAGCGTGAAGCTGTCGGTGTCGGCCATGAACACGTCGCCGCGGCCGCCACTGGCGAGGTCGATGCAATTCTTGTCGAGGTAGGAGAAGTAGGCCGTCACCGGCACGGCCATCACCGGCCAGATGTGGATCTGGCCTCCCATGATGGTCCACTCGCCCCAGGCGTTGTCACTGGCGTTGGCGGCGCGGCGTCGCATCCACTCCTCGGTGTCGGGGATAAAGCGCATCGGCGTCTGCGTCGACGTCGAGCGCCAGACATTGCTGGTCAGCAACATGCGCTTGAAGTTGGCCGGCAGGTTGAACGACGTGGCAACGCCGTCGCCCGTCAGCGTCGCCAGCGTGCGCAGCTTGGTCCAGTCGCGGCTGTCGTAGGCGATGCGCTGCGCCATCTCGTTGGCGAGCGCAAGCATCTCTTGCATGGTCCTGTTGCCGGTGAGGTTGGAGAACACCGACTGCGGCAAAGCTACGCCGACGGTCGAGCAGACGTCCTTGATCACCGACAACAGGGTCATGTCACGCTGCCTTCGGGCTGCAGTCTTGCGCCATGCGGATCAGGACTGCTTTGTTCAAGGTGCCGAGTGGCGCCTGGCCGGAGTTGGTCGCGATGTACTCGCGCAGCTGCTCGGCGCTCATGTTCTTGAACTCGGACGCGGCCTGCGCCTCGCGCGCTTTCTTCAGCGCGAGATCCTCCTCGAGGATGGCGTTGCGGGCTTTCAACGCCTCGAGCTCGGCCTGCATCTGCAGGTTCGGCGCGCCGCGCTTGCTTTCTTCGAGGTAGGCCTGGGCCGAGTTTTTCCATTCGCGGCCGCCTTGGCCGAGGTTCTTCAGCTCAGCGCCCTCAATCGCCGCTAGCGCCTCGACGGTGTAGATGTTTTGCGCGCGCAGCTCGGCGCGCTTGCCTTCCGAGAGGAACGGCACCGCCGCCAGTGGCGTACCGGACTTGGTCTGCTGCGCCTTGGCCTTGAACTGCTGGTACTGGTGGCTGAAGCGTTCGGCGTAGGTCTGCTTGACCTGTTCGCCCGTCTCGGGGTCGTTGAGCCAGCGCGAAAACTCGGTCGAGGGGAATACCTTGACATCGCGCGAACCAGGCGCGCGGATCTCGCAGATTTCGACGTCGTCGAAGATCGGCCGGCCCTCGGCCAGGGTCTTGCCCGGGTTCTGCAGCGGGATCAGCTTGAAAACGGCAACCAGTAAATCATCAGGGTCTTGTCGGGGCATGTAGGGTCCTTCCTCCAGAGGTTGAATTGGCCGGGGCCGCTTTCCGCGGAAGGAAGGCTTGGACCTACACGTCGGCGACCCCGGTTGGCTCGGCAGCTGGCAAAGACGTTAGGCTGCCGGGTTACTATCGTAGAGACGCCAGTTGAAAAGCGGGTTGACCATGGTCAACTCGCCCATCCAACCGATAAATTGCGCGATCGCGTCCTTGTCGATCGGCATCATACCGTCGCCGTCGAACAATTTGTCGAAGTTGCGCTGCGGGTGATAACGCATGCGAAGCGTATCGGTGTTGATACCGAACGTCGTGTTGGCCGGCATGTTGCTGCCGATGCCGCCGTCGAGCACGATCTCGGCGCGCTTGCCGCCGCCAATATATTCCAGCGCGCTGAAGCCAAGCTGGCCGAGCGAGGTGGAATTTTGCTGGCGTTGGATTGCGACGGTAGCGGCGTCGTAGGCCGCGTAGTGTTCGGGGGACATGATCAACAGATCCGCGTAATCG